TGGTGCTTCCCGGTACAGCACGTAACAATACCATTTTTGGCCATGTACATGAACTGGGCAGCCGTAACATTTATTCACCAGGGCAGCCGAACATCGGCAGCATCTTCAACGTGGCACAAACCTCACGGGCCGAGTTACGCCTTAACGGTCTGCTGGTACTTCGTGGTGTGTTCCGCCTGACTGGTATTGTAAAGCAGCAGGAAGGGCGTATCGAGTACGAAGGAGCGCTGTTTGGTGAGCTCAGCGGGCTTATGACCCAGATCAGCAACCGCAAACTGGAAGACCTCGACTTTTCAGACTATGACCATACACTCAGCCATACTGAGATCGAGAACAGCTGGGACAATACACCCGGCAGCGGTTACTTTTATCCGCTTATTGATTACGGCAATTATCGTACAGGGGATGATTACAACATCGGCACCTTTCGTCCGGCGCTTTATGTGAAGGAGTACATGGATAAGATATTTGCAGCTGCCGGGTACACCTTTCAGAGCAGTTTCATGGACAGCGCTATGTTCAAGTCGCTGATCATCCCACATAATACTAAGCAACTTAGCAAACTGGCCACGAGGCTGCTGACCGCAACAGAGACAGGCGGCAGTATGACAGTAACCGGTTCGCAATCTTCTGTGCAGTTCGATACAGCCGTAGGTGGCAACTTTACGATTAACGGCACCAACAGCCTGTTCACATGGAATCCGGCAGACCCCGTGCTGGTAAATATGAAAGTGCCGCTCACTGCCAGTTATACGGCTGGCGACGGCTGGGACATAGCACTGCAGGTCAACGGTGTGGATGTGGACAGCTTCGCTTTCCCTTCTGCCGCTGTCAGCGAGAACATCAACATTGAGCTGAACTACAACGGCACGCTGAACCAGAACGACGCCATCCGGCTGATCGTGCGTAACGACAACGCTACCACCATCACAATAACGGGCATGAACGCCACGCTCACCGTGGATGCAGCAACGGCAACGGTTACCCTGGTAGCCGATGGCGATACCGTGACTGTCAACGACACCATCCCGAAAGGCATCTTCCAGAAGGACTTTCTTGCGTCCATACTGAAGATGTTCAATCTGTACGTAGATGAAGACAAAACAAATGAAAAGAACCTGCTGATCGAACCATACGTCGATTACTACGACCTGACAACCGAAGTGGACTGGACGTACAAAGTGGCAAGGGACAAAGCGTGGCAGATCACACCAATGGGGCAGCTGAACGGCCGCATCTTCGAGTTCAAGTACAAAGAAGACGCTGATTTCTACAACGAACAGTACAAGAAAAAGTACAACCAGGCATACGGCGACCGGCAGTTCGACACCGGCTTCCAGTTTGCCCAGGATAAAATTTCAGCAGAAGTGATGTTCAGCCCTTCGCCACTGGTCAAGTATGACAGCGACGACAAATACGTGGTGGCGATCTATAAAAAATCCAATGCGCTGAGCGCGGAGGACCGGATGGACAGTAATATCCGGGTTCTGTTCAGTAAGAAAATCACAGGCGTCACCAGCTGGGATATTAAAAGCGGGGTAAACAACCACAGCAAAACATCATACGGATACGCCGGCCATCTGGATGATCCGGATAGCCCGACAAAGGATTTAAACTTTGGCGCACCGAATGAGGTGTACGGATCGGTGACTTCTTACCCTTCAGCCAACCTGTTCAACAAATACTGGAGCAGTTACGTGGCGGAGATTGCCGATAAGGACAGCAAGCTGCTCAAGTGCCATGTGTACCTCACAGCTTTGGATATTGCCCGCCTCGACTTCTCGATACCCGTATTTATTGACGGAGTGCGCTTCCGGCTCAACAAGGTGGAAGATTACGACTACACCAATAACGACTTAGTAAAAGTGGAACTATTAAAAATAATCAACAATGGCTGAACGGATAGGGGCTGAAGTAGAGGTCAGGTACCAGAGCGTGGGTGAAATGCGCAAAGCGATCAAAGAAGCTACCAGCGACGTGATCCGAATGCAGCAGGAATTTGGCTCAACCTCCAAAGAAGCAATGGCTGCCGCTAAACGAGTGGCGGAACTGAAGGACCGCGTGAAGGAGGCTTCCGAGGTAGCGGATCTGTTCGACCCCGGTAATAAGTTTAAAGCGCTGGGCAATACCGTCATGGTGGCCGCTAACGGTTTCACCGCACTCCAGGGTGCAATGGGGCTGCTGGGCGTGGAAAGCGAAGATTTGGAAAAGCAGCTGCTGAAGGTTCAGAGCGCAATGGCGTTAACACAAGGACTAAGTTCCCTGGCTGATTCAGGCAAAGAGTTTATGCGACTTGGCTCGATTATTCAGAATCAGGTAACAAAAGCGTTCACCACATTGCGGGGGGCCATTATCGCGACTGGCTTTGGTGCACTGGCAGTTCTTCTCGGTACAATTGTGGCGTACTGGGAAGATATTGTGTCTTTGGTGGACGGCGTAAGTACCTCCCAGAAGAAGCTGAATGCTGAAACACAAAAGAACCTTGAAACGCAGCAGGAAAAGGTAAAAGCGCTGGACTCACAGGATAACGTGCTGAAGCTGCAAGGAAAAAGCGAGCGCGAAATATTGCAGTTAAAAGTACAGCAGGTCAAAGAAGCAATAGCAGCGGCAAAAGTAAACATTGAAAACGCCAAGATAACAAAACAAGCTCAGGTTGAAGCGGCAGAGCGTAACCAGCGAATTCTGGCGGGATACCTTAAATGGATACAGGCACCAATTGTGCTGCTGTCCAAAGCCTTAGACGGGATGGCTCGTTTGGTGGGTAAAGATTTAGGGTTGGAGGCGAAAATAGACGCGCTCACAAAATATGCAGCTTCTTTTGTTTTTGACCCTGCCGAAACAGAAGCGAAAGGGGAGGCCAATATCAACGCCGCAGTTGCGACATTAAATGAACTGGAGAACAGGTACGCAGGTTACCAATTACGCATTAAGGAGATAGACAAAAAAGCGGCTACAGAATCCAAAAAAACTGCAGACGATAAGAAGAAAGAGGAAGAAGAGCGGCAGCGTGCCTTGGCCGAACAGCGCACAAAAGACAGGGAAGCAGAAGCGGCAGCAGAGCAGGCGTGGCTAAATCAGCAGGTGAAAGCCAACGCCGATGCTAACGCAGCTATCGACAAGGAAAACGAAGAGTTTCAAAAACGCGAACAGGAAAGGCAAGAAAAAAGAATACAGGACCAGCTGGCGTATAACCAAGCACTGATTCAAGCTGAACGTGATCTGCAGGCGGCGAAGTTTGATGCAGCTCAAGCAGGAGTTAATTTACTTATGCAGCTTGCTGGAAAAAACAAAACACTTGCCAATACTCTGTTCATTCTTGATAAAGCGCTGGCCATTGCAAGGGTTGTCGTTAACACACAGCAGGAAATTGCTGGGTACTGGGCAAACCCGACGTGGTCTCTTATGCCTGACGGAGGTGCTACCCTAAAAACGGCAATGAGTTTAAAGGCTAAAATCAGAGCAGGCATAAGCATTGCGACAATAGCCGCTTCAACAATTCAGAAGTACATGAGCGGAGCTGGGGGCGCGAATAATACACCACAGCCGCAAATTGGAAATATTACTACCGCTGCGCCAATGCAGGCGGCCCTGTCACCGGCAGCCCAGGCGCAGGCATTAAACGCGCAAGCCATTAACAATATGGGCAACCAGGCGGTTCAAGCGTATGTATTGAACAGTGACCTGCAAAACAATAATCAGATCAACGCATTCTTGCAGCGTAATGCAAGTATAGGTTAACATGGACAAGCTCCCTATTTACCGACTTGAAATCAGCGAAGACCTCGACGCTCCGCAGGAGGTATCTGCCGTGGCGCTGGTGGATATGCCCGCCATCGAACAGCCGTTCTTCGCTTTTGATAAAGTGCAGCGTTTTGCCATCGCTTCGGAAGACGAGCGCATCGTGGTAGGCCCTGCCATGATCCCGGACATGCCGATCTACCGGCGTGACGAGGCCGGCGAATACTACGTGGTGTTCGATAAGAAAACCATCGAAAAGATCGCTCTGAAGTTCTATGCGAAAGGACTGCAGGACCAAGCCAACGAAATGCACAGCAAGCCGGTTGAAGGCGTGGTGTTCTTCCAGTCGTGGATTGCCGACGAGAGTAAAGGCATCCCGAAAATGAAGCAGTTTGAAGACCTGCCGGACGGTACCTGGTTCCTCGGCGCCAAAGTAGAAAATGATGAGACCTGGGCGAAGGTAAAAGACGGCACTTTCAAAGGGTTCAGCGTGGAGGGCTATTTCGACATGAAGCCCGTGCAGCTGCAGGCCAGTCGCACACCGGAACAAATCATTGAAGCAATTTTTCAACTCGTAAAAGACATCTGATGGAAACAGCAGACGTAATCATTGCGGGCGTGTTCGGTTTTCTCACCGGCGTCACCGTGACGTGGGTGCACTACTACAACAAGCTCAAAAAATAAGCGTATGAAGATACTCGTACTGACGCAGCAGCACAGCGGTGTGGGCTACCACCGCCTCATGCTGCCCACCATTCTCATGGAAGGTAAGGAGCGCGCCCGGATTACCGACACCATCACAGAAGGGCTGCTGGATGAAGGCTGGGACATCGTGTGGCTCAGCCGCACCTGGGACAAAGATGATATTTTCGAGTTGCGTGCAAAGTACGGGTTCAAAGTTATCGTCGATGTGGATGATTACTGGATACTGGATGCCCACCACATCATGTACGACGGATACATGGATGCCAACTACCCGACAGCCATTGTCCGGCACCTGCGCAAAGCGGACCTGGTCACCTGCACCCATGAACGGCTGGCGGCTATGGTGCAGACCTACAACGACAATATCCTGCTTTGCCCGAATGCCATACCATACGGCAATGGCCAGTTCCACAGCGACCGCTTCGAGACAGAGTTCGTTAAGTTCTTCTGGGCGGGAGGCATCACACACCGGGAGGATCTGAAGCTGCTCAAAAATCCCATCAGCAAAATCACTGGGTCTGTGCATTTCGTTATCGGCGGCTATACGGACAGCAACGAAACGGAAATAGCGCACTGGAAGCCTATGGTGGACTATTTCACCAACTACGGTAAGCAATCCAATACCATTATGCGCGGCCGCCCCATAAGTGAATATTACGACCTGTACAGCGCTGCAGACGTGGCACTTATCCCGCTGTTGAAAACTATGTTTAACACGTATAAAAGCAACCTCAAAATACTGGAAGCTGCCGGTAAGAAGATCCCGGTGGTGGTAAGTGCTGTGCATCCTTACCTTGGCTTCCCGGAAGCGTTGGTAAACTACGTCCGCACAGAGGGAGACTGGCTGCGTCACATGGAGCGGTTACGTGACAGCCGGGAGTTGCGGGAACAGCAAGGGCAGGCGCTGTACGAATACTGCCAGCAGCACTACAATTTCGACGAGATCAACAAGGCCCGTGAATCGGCCTTTTTGTCGCTTCTGCAGCCTTACAAATAAAAAAAAGTCCCTTTTTGGCAGGTGCCCGTATTTATGGGCATGAAGAATCCTTTAAGCGTACTTCAGGATATTAAAGCGCTGGTGGCTAAGTTCAACGAAGCCCCGGAAGCTCCGGCTGCACCTGCAGCCCCTCAGCAACTTGCCGCTGAGTATTCCCTCGTGGATGGAACCAAAGTATTGATCAGTGAGCTGGTTGCCGGCGGCACCGTTACACTGGAAACCGGAGATCCTGCGCCTGCTGGAAGCCACACGCTGGCTGATGGTACGGTGATCGAAGTGGGAGAAGCCGGTGTGATCGCTTCTGTAACTCCTCCCCAGGTTGAAGAAGTGGAAGCGCCCGAAGCTGAGGATATGGGCAAACAATACTACCAGAAAATTGAAGCTATTGAAGCCGAATTGGCCAGCTTAAAAACAGCACATGAGTCGCTGAAAGAAGCATTCGGCAAGCAGGGTGAAATCAACAACGCGCTGCTGGAAATGATGGAAACGCTGGTGAAAGAACCTGTCGCTGAGCCGACAGTAAAACCCAACGGATTCAAGCGCCACAGCATACCCGACAAGCGGGAGCAGGTGGCATTTCGCATCAACGACATCTTAAACAATAAAAAATAAGCGAACATGGCTTTTGAATTATCAGGCTTAACCGCCTACACCGAACAGAACGAACAGGACCTTGTGGTGAAAAGCCTGTTCGATGCTACCACTCAGCGCGCTATCCAGACTTTGGGTAACGTAATGCTGGGCGTAAAAAGCAGCAAGACAGTAAACCGCATGGACACCGATGCGTTCTTCCAGTCTGACAGCAACTGCGGATTTACCGCATCTGGCACCACCGAATTTACGCAGCGCTCGCTGACCGTAGGTAAGGTGAAAGTGCAGGAAGCACTTTGCCCCAAAGACATGGAAGCATACTACCTGCAGAAAGCCCTCCCCGGCGGCAGCACGTATGA